AGCACCTTCGTAGTAAGCAACATCGAAAGTATCAGCAGATGTGTTAACAGCGGTAACGATACCCTTGTTAGAAAGACCTGTAGCATTATCAGAGATAAATACAGTCTGTCCAGCACGGATTGCAATAGCGGTTACGTTAGCATCAGCAACAGTAATAGTTGCAGAATCTGCTCCAGCAGCAGCTGAAGAATCACAGTTCACATACTTAGTATGCAAACGACCTTGCTCAGCCCACTTGATCATATCAGAGTTGGACGGCATTTCAGCTCCTACCATTCTAAGGAAAGAAGCTACGGTACGATTACCATAACGCTCGAATTCTTTCTCATAAGTATCAGGAAGATACTGGTTCAAGAAATCAAAGTTGGTAATGTAGTTAGTTGATAAAGGCACCTGCTCAGCACTTGGCTGCAACTGGAACCCAGGATTGTTTAATACTGCCATTGTTTTTTTTGTTTTTTAGTTGTTATATTTTTTTAATGCTGCGGATTTTTAGACCCCTTCCGGAATCTGGCGCAACCGCCTTCACCTGCATTCCTCCCTTATTAACAACCTCTGGAGCTCTACGCTCAGACATATTTATATTTTTGGTCTTACGTAAAACATCATCGGTAGCATCAGCTTGACCTTGTTCATAAAAGAACTTGGCAAACTTTTCAGGATTCATTGCGATAGACAAAGACTTATGGTATCCAGCAGCATCCTTAATTAGCCCACTGTCATCCAAGAACTTATTAACAAAGTTCAACGGACTTGACTGAATTGACTTTAGTTCAGCACCAGATGCCGGAGCAAATAAAATCTTCTTATCGTTAATGTCGAACTCAAATCCTTTGAAGTCTTTACTAAAGACCTCATCTGTTTTTTGGTCGAACCATCTACGCTTCCGATTACTTTCCTCCTCTATAGTCTTTGACTGTTTTGTATATTGACGATAAGCCTCGAATTCTTCTTTCTCTTCCTGAGATAAGCCCATCCCACTTGACTCAAGCGGAAGCTTATATTTTTCTTTCTGAGAATTGAAGTATTTCTTAGCCTCGGCAATAGCTTTCTTTCTTGCAATCTTTACATGCTTAATCTTTGACTCATCATCTAGGTCCTCATCAAAGGTGTAATCCTCCATCAAGACTTCAATATCCTCTTGGTCTAGATTCTGCTGTGTATCTGCAAGGTACTCTCTAAGAAGTTGATTCTGGTCTATGGCATCGTAGTCTTTCCTAAGCTTTAGGAAATCATCAAAGCCCCTACCAGTATCCTTCTTATAATTTAAATAAGCTGCAACATCCTCAGGTAATTCTTCATTAACCTGTCTCTGATCCATCAACTCATCAAATGAATTGATTTGCTTATTATATCTCTTTTCAATATATGAAAGAACTTTTTCTTCTGATAACTCTTCCTCTTGTGGAGGAGTATCTTGAACTCCATTGTCAATAATAGAAGTATCCAAGCCAACTTGTACTTCACCGTTGATTTCCTTTTCATGTTTATCTAGAAGTTCTTGTTCTACTTCTTGTATACTCTTAGGTTCAACTGCATCTAGTGATCTTACTTTAATTTCCATTTAATTAGATTTTATGTTACAAATATATATTTTTTTTTAACGTGGTTCAAACTCTGCCATGTCAAACCCATCAAGCGTATCCTCGTTAGATTCAAAGCTCATTGGAGGTAAGTTGTTTTTCCTTTGATTTATAAGCTTAGACTGCTCAGAATTCTGCTGGCTAATTCTTTTAGCCTTAGAATCCTCCTTCATCATGTCTCTATCTGCAAGTGCGGTCTCTTTAATGCCAGCAATACGCATCTGATAGTTAAACTCTTCAGCCATCAACATTCGCTTAAGATCAGCCTCAGCCTTTAGCTTCTCAATATCAAATGCTACCTCTGCTTGCTTAAACTGCATCTTTGCTTGAGCCTCCAATTGAACCTGTTGCATAGCAGTCTGAGCTGCAAACTCTTGAGACTGCATCTGCTGCATAGCAATCATCTCCTGCTTCTGCATAGCCATCTTTTCCTCACGCTCCTGCTTCTTCACTCTTTTGAGTTTCAACAACTGGTTAGCAAGTTTAAGATTCTTAATCTCTCTAATGTCAATAGCATCCTCAAGATTAATATCACCATTGGCTAGAGCAACCTGAATGTTCTGCTCAAGCTGAGCCTTCTGCTCTTCGTCTGGAGAAATCTCAATGAAGATACCAAAGTCGTATATGTACAAATCCTTGATATCATTTAAGATAGATACGTTGTACTTACCAATCTTATTAGCAAAGTCATCCTTGAAGTCAGCGTACTGAAGAATGTCAGCCACACGATACGTAAGTGCTTCAGCAAGTGTTCGGTAAATAAATAGCCCACTCTCAAGGATATGTCTAGTAGCTGTATTCGAACTAAGTGCCGCAAGCTTCTGTACACCAACCAATGCATTAGGGTCAGGGTTAGATCCATCTCTAGCCTCATTGAGACCCGTCACAGAACGGATCATGTCTAGATAGTGATTGTAGTTAGCAATCAACATCTGAGTCTTAGCTGCACCTGAGTTAGATGTAAGCTGCTGGATAGGAACTCGTGCGTTATTAAACTCACCATCCTGAGTATAGCTACGTCCAATAACACTACCTGTCTGGAAGTATAGTCTCAACGCATCCTCTGGGTTGTATGCTGCACCTGTTCCCAAGTCAACCTCATTCAATCCATCCGCATCAATGAACACACCATCTGGTACAGTGCGTGCAATAACCTGCTGTAGCTTCAAGTGAGTCAACTGAATCAAGTCAGCAAAAGGTATCATCCTTCTAACCAACGACTCAATAGCTCCCTTGTACATACGTGGTGCACATGCTACATAGTTTGGTATAGCATGCTGAGAAGCAGACTTTGGTCTTACCATGTTCTCAGACATCTCCCACTTCAACAAGAAATTGGTACCCATTACCATCACGCCATCGTACCACACGTCAATGGTCTTCTCAAGCTTCTCGAACTTGCCATCCTCCATCATCTCTAAGGGAGGGTTGAACTGGTCATCCTTCTCAATTACTCTAGTAGAACCGTTCTCAAGTATCTTCTTCTTATAGACCATCTTCTTAGTGGTCTTATAGTTAAAGTAAAGAAGAGTACAGGTATCACGAGAGAACATACTGTTCTCATAGAATCGAGCTACATTGTAATAGTCATACCAGCTCTGAGAATATTTGGATATTTCTTCCAACTGCTCACGTGTAAGAGTCGGATCAATCTTTAGTAACTCTGTCATCGGAAGAGTCTTTATCTCGCCCCAATAAAAACAGTCCTTAAAGAATGGGTCCTCAGTATAGCTGTACACAACATTAGCTGGGTCAACATAGGACACCTCAACACCAGAGCCTAGTAGGAACTCATGCTTAGCAATACCAATACCAATAACAGCAAGGTCATAGTCAACACGCTTGCGTGTATCCTGGTAGTGGTTCTCATCAAAAATTGTATTGATAGCCTCCTCTTCAGCTATCTCAATCGCAGGCTTATACTTAATCTGCATATATAGTGATAGCTCCTCATCAGTCTGAGGTAGCTCCTCTGGGTTTGTTACAAATGGGTCAACACCAGTTTCACCCTGTATCTTTAAAAGCAGATCCTTAGCAAGCATCTGACTCTCGATCATGTCCTGATACTTACTTCTCTTGGCTTGAGACATTGCATCCTGTGCATATGCCTTAACCTTGAATAGTCTGTCATTCATGCCGTTAACGACAATGTCTACAAACTTTGGTAAGATAGGTACAGGAGTCCAGTCAAGATTTAGGTAAGACAAGTCACCATCAATCGCTAACTCATTCTTATATTTCTGGACAGACTGCTCACCACGTGCGTATAAACGCAAGCGATTAAACTCAGCCCACTGGTTATAATATCTGCATTGACTTCCATCTTTTCTAAACCACTCATACTGAATGGCTTGACCTACCTGAAGACCAAACTCAGGCGTTGCTTTCTCCGAATCAGAAACAAACTGGCTTGGAAATGCTGTTGAAGATATATTGACTACGACATCTTTCATCTAATAATTTGACTTTGATTTCCAGTGTTAGCGTACTTCGCGAAATTAACACTAATTTTCGACTCTTTTTTATCTGGTAAATATACATGTTTTTGATTTGCCATTATAGCTAATCCAGAACTGATTGATGCATCGTGCTTTGTTCGGTCATTAATATCAAACTTAGCCCAGTCCTCAAGCGTTCTAATGAATGGCATTGTGCCTATCTCATCAGCAGGTCTGTAGGTAGATGTCATATCAAACCCAATGAACTTCTCAATGTACGACTCAATAGCAGAGGCGTGTGCCTGCTTAACTTCTTCACTTGAGTTAGGTATACCACCCAGCTCACGCTCTGTCTTGCTAAGTTTGTTCAACACCCTATCAGGTCTGTTCAATGAGAATGCTCTGTAGCCCCTATTCTTAAAGTGGTAAAGTATACGTGCCTTGTTATTCTCTGCAAGCATTGGCATGCCATAAAACACACAAGCCATCAACACATCCTCGAAGAATATCTCAGCAGTCTGCGGTCTAGCAATGTACTCTAAGAAGAACTGGTTTGCAGGAGCATCGTCCATGTGGTACTTAGTCATACCATGCAATGAACCATTAGATCCTCGACCACCTACTACGGCAGAGATATCGTATGGGTCACATCCAAATGATCCAAGGTGCTCGTTGCCAGGATACTTCATTCCGTTTCTA